CCACTGGTACGCAATCGTGCCCGACCCGCCCGATGCGCGGGCTTGGAAGCGGGCCGTCCCGTCCGTCGACATGGCATCCACCGGATCGGAGGTGATGGCGAGCGGAGTGGCCGCAGCGCCAGCCGCCGATAGCGTGATCGTCTGGCGGGCCGAATCGACGGCGGCTGTGATGTTGCTCCCAGCCTTGAGGGCCGCAGCCAACTGCGAGAACACGGTGGACGAAAAGTCTTGGATGTCGCCGGTTGAGTGCTTGTGGGAACCGCCGACTAGCGCGCCGTTCACAGTGAGCGACCCGCCTACGGTGGCGTTGCCGGAAGTGCTCAGGGTCTTCGAGGACAGCGACTCCGGCAGGGCGTGCGAGTGATCCGCCCTGGCGGCCTGCGTGCTGACGCCCGTGCTGGCGCTTCCGGCCGTAGGCGGAGCGGTATCCCCCAGCGTGACCCCAGACGAGTACGGCAGCGTGGCCCAGTTGCGCACGCCGTCGCCGTACTTGACCTTCCCTGTGTCCGTCTCCAGTCCCGGCTCACCGGCAGCCAAGACGGGGTTCGAGGCCGTCCAGTTGGCGGCAGTGTCCCTGCGGACTTGGAGTTTGACGAGCGCCATGCACTACCCCTTCACGCAGAGGCGGATGGTCGCAGTCCCCGCATTTGTGACGGCCACGATGAACGGGGCTGCGAACAGTGCGTCCGGAATCGGGTAGGCGGTGTTGGCTGTCACGGTGGTCGTGACGGCGGCGGTGCCATCGTTCACGGGTCGCGGCGTGAGTTCCGGGCCGAACGCCACGTGCCAAGCAATGCTGGTGGCTCCGCCCGCAAGAGCGTCCACGATGAACACTCCGCCAGCAGAAGCGCCAAACGGAATCTTCGGGCTGGTGGAGGCGGAGGCCGTGCAGGTGATTTCGCTGGTGACTGAACTGAGCCGTTCGATCTTGTTGGGCATTACTTCTTCTTCCTTTTCCAGTGCGGAACGATTCGGTCCTTCACCTTCTCGATGGCCTCGCCGCGAGAGAGTTTCGGGTTCGCCTTCATCTCCTTGCGAACGTGTTCGCGGAGGATGTCGGGGGCTATGTCTTTGCTCTTGGGGGGCGGCTTTTCCGGCGGGGTGTGGTCGACGATCCCGGAAACGTGAAGATCCCGGAGTTGCGCCACCTTCTTTATGTCCGCCACGCTGTCGATCCATGCGGCCGGATCCATGTGTCCGCGCTTGTCAGCCAGGCCGCCCATGTAGAACTTCCCAGAGACGTTTATTCCGGCTTTTTTGGCCTCTCTGACCATCCGGGCGGCCATAGCTGGCGGCATCCCGTCCATCCACTCGCCGGCATACCGGCCCTGCATCAGGGCCCTGTCAGTGCCTCTTGTTCCTGGCGGGGTCTGCAGGGCGCACATCTCCGCCCATCTTTCCCCGTGCCCGTCTGACAGCATCTGAAGGTAGTGCCTCTGCACCTCCAGGCTGGACCGGGCTATGTCATACGGAAGAGTCGTGCGCTTCTTCACGGCGACAGCTCCTGCGGAACCTGCGGAGGCTGCTCAGGGGCCGGCTCCGGTGGGGCATTCCCACCGCCGGGCTCTGGAGTCGGTCCTCCCATTCCGGGCGGTGGCTCAGGAGGCGGCGGCGGGGGCGGGACCAGGTACGGGGTGGCGTCCAGGTCCAGCGACTCGGCCCAGTCCTTGATGAGGGCGTTGAAGGGCTCGACCACACCCGCGCCGATGAGGTTGCTGAGGACCGGCCCAAGATTCTGCAGGGCCGCCTGCATTTGCTCCTGCCTTGTGGCTTTGTTGGGTTTCCTGGCAGACCCCGACTCAATCCGATAGTCGTACTCCCGCGCAACCTGAATGGGCTCGAGCGGGGACACATGCTGGCCCCACGCGGCAGCCCCGATGGGTCCAACGATCGCCTCGACGTCTTGGGGCGTCAGCAACCACCTGGCGGCCATAGCCTCCTTGCGGGCCAGCTGCGTCATTGAGTTCTCGACGTTCTCGGCCATGTCGTCCGGGCGGATGCTGATCTGCTCCGAGCGGACAGACGCCTCAGTGGCCGACCGTATCTGCTTATTGCTCAGGCCGTAGACGAGCTCCGTGAGGCCGAGTCTTTTCTCGAGCATCTCCGTAACGGCGTTTATGACCGACCAGATCTCGTTCGTGGCGTTGGGCAGCTGGAACACCGAGATGACGTCCGACACGCTGCGCCCGAGAATCTCCGACAGTTCAACAATTTTGAATCCGCCCTGAGACTGCGAGAGGATCTGGTCCTTGATGTCCTGGTCGGCGGCCTTCGACACTCCAATGAGAGTCTCGCAGCTGACGGCCACGCGCTGCGCAAGGAACGAGAACGCCCAGCACAGGAACCTCAGCTCCGGAATGCCGGGCTTGATGTGGCTGATGGGCCAGATGTATCCCGGCTTGCGATGGAAACCGAGCATGGTGAACGGCCACCCGTTGCTCTCAGCCCAAAACGGAATAGGCCACTGCACTGCCCGGAACATCGACTGCGGAAGGCCAGTCTGTGGATCCACCTGCTCGTTGAGCATTTCGGGCGGGACGTTGATAGGGAACTTCACGCCGTCGGCCACGACGATGTAGCAGTTGTCGCCGATGGCGTCGAAGAACCCGCGCTGGTCTTTCGGGGCGTCCTTGAGTCGGTCGCCGAAGCCGGTCTTGGACCAGATTTTCCAGTACGTCATCAGGTCGTTCGTCTTGCCGACGCGCCGCGAGTTGGCCTTGTAGTCGCCCGAGAGGCTCGACCCGGCCTGGCTGTCGTCTTGGCGGTATCCCGGCTTGCCCTCGAGGTTGGCCTGCAGCAGCTCTCTGTCGATGCCGTACTGCCTGGCAACGACGTCAATCGGGTGGATGCAGCGACGGGCGCACCACGTGATGTCTTCGATCTCTGTGGCGTCGGGGTCCAGCACCAAGTTGTCGATGCTGTCCGCGAAGCTGCCGACGCTGTTCGTGCCCGAGCCCGGATCTGTTACGAGCTCCGTCCACCAGGCGCCAGCGCCCTTGATGATGGCCTCGTCCACCACGCGCCGGCTGTGGGTCTTGAGGTCCAGTTCGTTGGGCGTGTAGTTCAAGTACGCCGACATCAGCTTCGACACCGTGTCGCGAATGGCGTCGCGCATCGCCGTTTCCTGCAGCGCCATCCCGTACTGCTGAATGATCTCCGGGTTGTTCGGGTCGATCCCGAGCGCCTCCGGAGGAATCTCCGGAAACTTCTTGGGGTTCACCTGGCGCACCGGATTGCGGTGGTAAATGACGCTGGCAAACAGCTTCACCGCCTCGAAAACGCGGTTGAGCTGCATCCGAAATCCAGGCGGCGAGATGGAGCGGTTGTAGCCGTACTCGCTGCGGGAATACTCGTCGCGCCAGAACCAGTTGTGCGGGCCGTCGAAGAAGTCCATAGCCTCCCGCGCGTCCTCAGTAAAAGGACGCTTGTGCTTGAGGCCGAGCTCGATCTTCTTCAGCCAGCTGGTGGCTATGCCCTGAAGGACGTCTTCGCCAGTGTCATTTTGCGCCATTGAGTGCAGCCTTCTTCGACTCGCGCTCGTGATTGATGGCTACCGCAGAGGACACCTGCTGAGCGCGGAGGATGTCCTTGTGTGAATCGCTGAAATCCCAGCAGCCCCACTGCCGCCAGGCAGGGTTCTCGCGCAGGCCCGGATCGTCCTTGTGGCGCACGCTGGACTTCTCGACGAAGCCCACTCCAGGAGAGAACACGAGGATCGAAACGGTCAGCGAGCCGGGCCTCTCGTTGATCCAGCCAAGCTGCGGATCCTGAGGAGAAAGCGGATCGTTGTACCAATAGACGGTATCGCCGAGACGGGCTGCTGGGGGCGAGAAGTCAGTTGTCATGTGGCATTCCTGATTTGGGACCGAGATACACAAAATCCTCGCCGCCGGCGCGTTTCTTCCGTCGGCGCACCCAATCAACGTACCAGGGCTCTTCGGCAAGCTCGACCTTAGGCTTGTGGTACTTCGGCCGGTAGGCGCACAGGTATTCGAGGCACTGGCAGGCGTGGACTTCCCCGCGCGTGTTGGGCTGGTCGGTAACTATGTAAGTGCCCGCCAGGTAGTTCACCTTCTTCTTGTAGCGCTTTAGTTCGCGCTCCAGATCTGGGCATGCGCCGCGCAAAATGCGCAGGGTTGGCGTGCCCTCCGGCCGGATGTGGAGATAGTTCTGGGTGGCTGCCATGCGGGCGGCGATGTCGTCGCAGCCGGCCAGAAAGCTGGACCCGGTTACGGCGCTACTAACCCCTCTCTGGCGCAGCTGCTCGGAGTACAGCTCCACCGGCAGGCGGCCCGAGCCGATCTCGCGGATGCGGCCACCGTGCATGTCGATCAGGAAGGCATGGAAGGACTGGCCTTTCACCTTTTCTGCGAATTTCTCCCCGAAAATAACGGCATTGCATTGGCGTATATACAACTGGTCGTACACCAAAAGCATGCTCTCGTCCGGCGGCACAGCCCCGAACAGGACGGCCGTTACGGCGTGTCCGGGATCGACTATGGCGTACCTGGTCCAGTCGTCCGGCACGACGTTCTTGGGAAGCTCCGATCGGTCGTAGCCGTGAACCGTCATGGTGTACGTGGGGTAGCAGAGGATTGAGTCTGTGACGAACTCGCCCTCGCTGCGCATCCTCAGGACGTCCTCGCCAAGAGAGGCCCATCGCTCGATGTTCTTGCGCTTCTCGTCGGCGTCGATGTGCGGGTTGTCCAGGAACCGCAGAACGAACTTGACGATGTCCGGATTGGGGTTGTTCGCCAGCGCTGCTGAGTCGGCGCGCTCCGCGAGGCCCGCCAGCGAGTCGTTCTTGCTGTGCGGCATAGCGCTCCAGCAGAGGCATCCCTTGCGGTCGGCAAGTCGCGCCTGCATTTCGGGAAGCCAGGCTTCCGACGACAAGTCTTCGTCGATGTGTACCCTGTTGGCCTGAAAACCCTGCGGTGGCTCGCCCTCAGAGCTGAAGAAGTAGATCGTCCACCCGTTCGTCAGCTCCGCACTCTGGATGTACCGCGCGCTCTTCAGGAGCCATGCGATCTTCTTGACCATGCGCGGCGGAATAAGCGGAGGGGCTGGCTTGGCCTCGCTCTGCCGGGCGGCATCGGTGGCAGGATTGAAGGCGCGCCACTGCTGCGTCTTCTCATCCCGGATGATCTTGAACGCGCCTGCTCTAAACAGCATCGGGTACACCACCATCCCGATGTGCTTCCAATCGCGGCCGACAATCACCAAGTTCCCGTCGCGCTCGGGGTACTTCTGATGCGGATCCACGCCGCAGACGGCACGGGCGTCCTCGACAAACGTAGACAGAGACTTGCCTGAGCGATTTCCGCCGAGAACTACAATTTCACTTGCTTTGCAGGCGTGCATCTCCGCCTGCGTCGGCGTTGGCTGGTAGAGCTTTAGTGCTTCGATTCTTCGGTCGGCGAGCTCGGACTGGATCTCTCTTAGCTGGTCTGCCGCGAACCCGCCCATCTTCGCGACCGATGGCAGCGGCGGCGGGGCCACCGGCTTCTTGCGCGAACGTCCCATCTACGATCCTCCCTTGAAACTGCTGCGCCAGAACCAGAAGCCGGCTGTCCAGCTCCTTCTCTAGCTCGTCGTCCGTCCATTGACCCAGAGGCTTCTTGGCCCCACCCATGTCGGTGTTCTTGACAACCAGCCGGACCAACGAGTCCAGCATCTTGGTGCGCGTCGCTCCGCCTGGCGCGGAGTCGAAATACTGTTTGACGAGCAGGGCAGAGAATCCGCTCGTTCCACCGAAATACTCCATGAGCCTCTCGAGGAGCTCGCTGGAGTGCGGGATGTTTTCCCCGCCCTGCCTGGCGGCTGCGAGGAACGTATTGACCGCACCCTGCTCAATGGCGCGGGAGTCCAGTTCCTTGCGCTTGGCGCGCTTGCCGCGATTGACCTTCGCCCTGCAGATCAAGCAGCGAGTGTCCCAGCGGCCGTCCTTGCGCTCCTTCCAGTGGTCCTGCGACAGCGGGAAGGATCCGCCGCAGTCCGTACAGACCTGGTCGCTCATACGTGTACAAAGTTATACCAAAAAGAACGGCCGCTGGTAGGCGTCCCACCCTACCAGCGGCCGTATCGTCACGAGATCGCGGGCCTTTATCAGAAGCCTGCAGCGGTCCGAACCAGGAGACGGCCAGACGTCGTCGCGCTGTCTTCGATGGCATAGCCAATCAGGGTGGTGGTGCCAGCCGTGTGGGCAGCAGCCGAACCAGCCGTAGCAGAGGTGCCATACGCGGCGCCGGCCGAGACACTGGTGGACGTTTTCGTGACAGTCGACGGTCCACGAATCACGAGCCAGAACACTTCCTTGTCGGCCACGCCGGCGGTGGGGAGGTACTCATCCACAATGCCGATCAGGCCGTTCGCGGCGGGAGTGGCGTTGGTGGTGGTCGCCGTAGCGTCCACTTCGCCGAGAATGCCGCCAGAGAACTGACCGGTCGTCGCCGCAGCCTTGAACTTCACCAACGATCCGGGCAGCAGGGCGCCGCCCGACACGTTCTTCACCGCAATGCACTCGACAGTGCGGTTGCTAAGGATCTTGCCGGACTTCGGGTCTTCGTCGCGGAACACCTTGCGGGCGCCGATGACATGAGAGCCGTCGCCGGACTCCGCGTCATAAGCCTTCCACAGGATGCCAAGCACCTGCCCACGAGCAAATCCAGGATCAGCAGTCAGCGTACTCATCTCGTATCACTCTCCTAAGGAGTTGGTCAGGTGAAAGACATCCACTTCACGAAGTTGCGCG